TATAATACCTATAATAGAAGAATGGGAGTTAGAATTACAAAGGGTATTCAATCCATACCGGAGGGTCAAGTGAAGAATAAGAAGTACCTTCAATGGGTGGCAGAACAACCATGTATATACTGCGGTCAAGATTCACAGGCTCACCATCTAAGAGTCCAGGCTCTTGGTGCAGGGATGGGTAAGAAAGCGCCAGATTATTTTACGTTACCAGTATGCTATACTCACCATGCTGAATGTCATAGCGGGGAGATAGATAAGGAAACGCAGATGAGGTGGTGCTTACAAACAATAGGTCGAGCATTTGAGTATGGTATAATAGAATGGAGTAAAAAATGAAGACACAACGGTTCAAGTTATATGATCTACATCAGAAGAATAAATGTGTTGACTATATAAAAGAACTAAAGAATAGTTCTCAAGAACCTTATGAAGTTCTGATAAGACCATATAATAAAAAGAACCAGAGGTCTATTGACCAGAACAATAGGTATTGGCATATCATTAGAGAGGCTGCAAATGAAATAGGATACACAGCAAACGAGTTGCACTCCATTATGTGTGTGCAAATCCTGGGGACTAACACAGTAACAAACCTAGAAGGAGAAGCGGTAGAGGTAGCAGTTCAAACGTCTGGTTTAAACGTAGAACAATTTGCAGAGTATATGGAACAGGTTGAATCTGTTTTAATTGAAGCCGGGTTCTACAATCCATCCACTATGAGCAGGGAGGTAATGCAACTATGAGTTGGGATCAGCAACAGTTACTAGAAGAGCAACAGTTCAAGGAGGAATATGAAGAGTGGCTAGATAAGATGAACAAGGAAGATGAAGACGACCACTATCGTGAGTATCTAGATTCTTTAAAGAAGGAAAGGAAATGAATAAGATAGAGATGGCATTAAAGAGACCGTTCCCTGAGTCAAAGATTCGTTGGCGTAAGGGAGGGGGTGGCGCTGAGTTAGCGTACATCACAGCTCGAGATGTAATGGATAGGTTTGATGATGCTGTTGGGATTGCTAACTGGCAAACAAGTTACCGATGGATTGGAGATCGTATGATCTGTAGACTATCGGTTAGAATTGATGGAGAATGGATAACTAAATCAGATGGTGCTGATGATTCCAATATCGAGGGTGCTAAGGGAGGCATCTCAGACGCTCTCAAACGGGCAGCAGTGCTCTTTGGAATTGGAAGATACCTATACCATCCCAATGCATTTGATCGCAGTAAGAAGGCTGCTGTGTGGGCTACGCCGGAAGGTTTCGATGAACTAATGGAGAAGAGAAATGAAACCAAGAAGTAAAAACAAAAAGGAAAAAGAGTTTGATAACCTTAGAGTAGAGGAGGCTAAAAATAAATTAGTTAAGGAAGCCATCTCATTTGAGAATATGTTTTCAGAATGTGAGGGTGATGTATACTATAGTATGTACCGAGACTTTTCAAATTCAGTAATGGGTTATGAAAGAGAAAAAGATATAGCAAATATGCCGAAGGTTTCAGATAATTGGGACTGGCAGAATGGAGTAGTGGGAGAGTTTAGATATAGGAGTATCTAATGCACTGGTACAATAGAGAAGGGAAGCCTTGTCATTTCGTTAAAGGAAAGAATGGAAAGACCAGAGCAACAACACTGAGAGACGCTAGGAAACATGGATGGATGCCATCTGTTACATCTATCCTAGATATTTTAGCAAAACCAGGGCTTGATACATGGAAGATCAACAAAACTATTGAGGCTGCTGCTATAGTAGACAGGAGTTTTATTGATTCTGATGCATGGAAGGCCAAGGTTATTGAAGAGAGTAAGCGTGAAACAATAGAGGCCTCTGAAAGAGGGAGCAGGATACATGATATGTTAGAGTCCTGCTTCAAGGAAAAGCTGGAGCCTACAGGAGCAGACGCTGACATCTTTAATGCAGTAGATGCACTATTAAAAATAAACTGTGGTGAACAGAAGTGGAGATCAGAAGAGACAGTATGTAATCTACAGAAAGGTTATGGTGGTATGATAGACTTGGTATCAGATGAATGGGTCATTGACTTTAAGACCAAAGAGTTTGTTACTGGTAGCAAGCAGCTAGCCTACGAGTCTATGGCCTATCAGTTGATTGCTTATGAGCGAGCGCTCCCCGCTCCTGCTAAACGGATTGCAAACGTATTCATTAGCGCAAACAATCCTGGAACTGTAGTGTTCCATGAGTGGGGGAAGGAGGAGCTCGATAGATACTGGACTATATTTAGTTCTGCATTAGAGGTGTGGAAGAATGTCAAAAAATACTGGCCAGAAAAACACGGAGAAAACGAAGAACCCAGTGGCTAAGCATGCTTATAAATTTAATAAGCCTATAGTTATCCCATCTGGAAAGTTGTATAAACGAAAAAGCAAACACGGAGAAAGTAATGAAGGGAATTAATAAAGTAATTCTAGTTGGTAATGTATGGAAAGACCCTGTAGTTCGCACCACTAAGAACGATAGCAAGGTAGCCCAGGTTTCTATGGTAACTGAGTCAGGGTATGGAGAATACAAGAAGGCTGACTGGCATAACGTAGTATTCTTTGGCAAGTCTGCTGAGGTAGTAGATAACTACGTAACCAAAGGAACAAACCTTTATGTAGAAGGATCAATTGATTATAGAAAGTATACTGATAAGAGTGGTGTAGAAAAATATACAACCGACATTAAGGGGTATATCTTACAGATGATCAACAGCCCTGACGCATACAAAGAAGTAGAATCATCAGCGCCAGAAGGGAAGAGAGAGGTGTCCGGCAGTGCTAAAGCAGAGATGGCATCAATCGCTAAGGAAGTTTCTGCTGATGACATACCGTTCTAAAGGCGAGCCAAGAGATGAGATCATATACTTTCTTGCTAGAGATATATACTCTAACAAAAAGAAACCATCTGTTAAGTTCAGCTCTTGGGAAGAATGCTTTAAACATCATGCAGGCTGTACCATATACGAGTACATAGAGTACGCTAAAGAAAATAACCTAAAGAAAAGGTATATAGATGCAAGACAAAATAGAAGTTGAACTAATGGATTGCGCTTACTCAGAACCAAAGAGAGGTACTGAGTTCTCAGTTGGGTATGATATATACTCGGCAGAAGATGAGGTTATCAGACCACTGGATAGAAAACTTATCCGAACAGGTATTAAGTTAAGCATGCCAGTTGGTATTGAGGCCCAGGTTAGAAGTAGAAGTGGATTAGCTGCCAAGCATGGAGTCTTTGTTCTTAATTCCCCGGGAACAATAGACCCTGATTACAAAGGAGAAGTAAAAGTATTATTGTTTAACTCTGGTGTTATGCCTTTTGATATTCAGAGAGGGGATAGGATTGCTCAACTAGTATTCCATAGTTATCTATCCCCTGTTCTTAGCGCAAACGCTGCAGTTAATTACACAAGAGGGGAAGGAGGATTTGGAAGCACGGGAACTAACAACTTAGATATGGAAAAACTATATGAACTTTAAGACTCAACTTGGTGAAGATATATTTAAAAATAAATATGCATCTACCGAGTATGAAACATGGAGCGATAAAGCTCACGCTGTAGTTAACAGCGTATGCGGTGACTTCAATGGAACAAAGAATAATCTTATGGAGAAGACTGATAGAGATCAGTTAGCTCAGTACATTGCAGACTTTAAGTTTGTTCCAGGTGGTCGCTATCTATGGTACGCAGGGAGAGATGCTAGGTTTTATAACAACTGCTACCTTCTAAGACTTGAGGAGGATTCAAGAGAAGAATGGGCTGGAGTTACGCAACGGGCAATGTCATGTCTTATGACAGGAGGAGGGATAGGTGTAGATATATCCAGAGCAAGACCATCTGGCCGGAGATTAAAAAGAACAGGTGGTGTAGCTTCTGGCCCTATTCCTCTACTATACACTTTAAACGAGGTTGGTAGGAATGTAATGCAGGGAGGTAGCCGTAGGTCTGCGCTGTATGGAAGCATGAACTGGCAGCATGAGGACGCACCAGCCCTGCTTAAAGCAAAGAACTGGCACGACCTTGGAGTTGGAGATACCAATATTGCTGAACTAAAAAAGGCAGACTTTAACTTTCCTGCCCCATTAGATATGATGAACGTATCTCTTAACTATGATGACGCATGGCTAAAGGATCAGATGAATCCTGTATTTGTAGAGAATGTAAAGCAAGCCATGATGACTGGAGAACCTGGGTTCTCATTTAACTTTGGAGATAAACAAAATGAAACACTTAGGAATGCTTGTACAGAAATTACAAGTGAAGATGACAGTGATGTCTGTAACCTTGGCTCTGTTAATCTGGCTAACATTGAAACAATCGAAGAGTTTAGCGATGTGGTTAACCTCGCAAGTAAGTTCTTGGTATGCGGGCTTATCAGGGCTCAAGTACCGTTTGAAAAAATAGCCAAGGTCCGTAGACAGAACAGTCGTATCGGCCTTGGTCTTATGGGAATGCATGAGTGGTTGCTTAAACGTGACTCACGATATGAAATGACTGACGAACTTAAACAATGGATGAAAGTTTATGAACGAGAAAGCAAACGATCCGCTGACCAACATTGCGACAGACTTTTTCTCAAACGTCCTAAAGGCTACAGAGCAATCGCTCCGACAGGGACTATTAGCATCCTCGCCGGAACGACCTCTGGCGTGGAACCAATCTACGCCGTGGCATACCGCAGACGCTACCTTACGGATGGAACAAGATGGAAGCATCAATTTGTCGTTGACGGTACGGCCCAAGCCCTGATAGATGGAGGGATTAGTCCTGATAAAATAGAATCTGCTGTTGACTTAGCATCTGATCCAGAACGTAGAATTAAATTCCAATATGAGCTACAAAAATATGTGGATCACGCTATTAGCAGCACCATTAATTTACCATCATGGGGTAGCGAACTGAATGGTGAACACACCGTTAACAAATACGCAACCACTATAGCTAAGTATGCTAGTGGGCTACGGGGTTTAACTGTGTACCCTGATGGAGCAAGAGGAGGGCAGCCTATTACTTCAGTACCGTATGAGGAAGCCCATGCTAAACATGGTGTTATCTATGAAGATAACAGTGAAGAACAATGCTTAAGCGGAGTGTGTGGAATATGAAGGGAAAGAGAAATCTATTGGTTATACCTGATTGTCATGCTGCACCTGAGTATGATAACGATAGGTTCACCGCTCTTGGAAATTTTATAGTAGACGAGCAGCCTAATATCATTGTATGCTTGGGAGACTTTGGTGATATGCCAAGCCTCTCATCATATGACAAAGGAACCAAAGGCTTTGAGGGTAGGAGATATAATAAAGATGTAGGTTCTATACTTGATGCGCAAGATAAACTCTTTGCACCTATAAAGAAGTTCAATGATAAGAAAAGAAAGAACAAGGAGAAACAATACAAACCAAAACTACATATGTGCTTAGGCAATCATGAAGACAGGATAGACAGGGCTGTTAATTCAGCACCAGAACTAGACGGAGCCATCTCCATGAAGGACCTGAACTATGAAAAGTATGGATGGAAGATCACCCCATTCAAGGGATGCCTATCCCTGGAGGGAATAAACTTCTCACATTACTTTACATCAGGAGTAGCAGGCAGGCCTATTAGTTCAGCGCATATAGGGCATCAACTAGTTTCTAAACTGCACTGCTCAGCGGTGCAAGGACATTCTCACTTGTATAATCACGCAGAACAAACACGACCAGATGGTCAAAAGATATTCGGTCTAAGTGCTGGGTGCTTTTCTCACCCACACTACTCGGAGAGTTGGTGTAGAGATACTGAATACAACTGGTGGAGGGGGGTTGTTACTTTAAACGGACTAGATGGAGAGGGATATTACGATGACATTCACGCTGTAACTCAGCGCAAACTACTGAGGGATTACACATGAAGCCATGTCCTTTTTGTGGATCAAAACCATCAATAGGAAAGTTCTTACTTGGATGCGCAAAGTGTTCCATGTTCTTTAGCTTTCATCCCAAGGTAGAAGCACAAAAAGAATC